CGTCAATCTTATCCTGGTCACGGCCCACGCGCTGCCCTACGAATTCCCCCAGGGCGTTCTTGCCCTGGTTCACGTTCGTAGCAATGGTTAGGCCTGGACCCCGGTCATAGTTTGGGTATTCATGTCCATTGATATAGATTGGCACTTAGTCCACCTCCTTTATGTAGTCCGCATGGTGTATCCATTACGCTTATCCAGTTCCACTAATTTCTTCTTTATCTCCCGGATGTCGATATTGACCGTCAAGTCCATCTGCTCTATCAGGTCAATGATACGCTGTAGCAGGTCTACCATGATGGACAGATACTGCTCACTCATGTTGTTACTGCTTTGCTGGGATGCCAGGGCCACCGCCCGGTCGACTACCTCCTGCATCCTGTCCTCCCCCGTGCTTGGGCTACCACTTCCTACCATCGCAAGATGCGGTGTAGCATTACTGAAAATTTGTGAAAGACCATTGACCAAAGGGGACAAGCAGGAACTCATTCCTCTCTGTACGGCCGCCGTGATTCCCTGCGTAATCTGCTGATTATTGGCAACTGCTGCTCTACCGCCCCAACTTCCGACCATCTCCGGCAATCCGTTCTCACGTGCTACGAACATCTGCCCGGACTTAGGGAATCCTCCACTCGCGTGCCCCTTTACTGGTGAGTTTGTCCCATAATCCCAGTCATCTCCACCGTCTGAATCATCGTCATCATCCTCGTCCTCAGCATCTTCCTTAGCTTTCTTGAATAGGCTCTTGGAGCCTTCCACAATCCCATCAAAAGCACTGCCTATGAAATCTGCTACGCCTTTAAGCCACCCAACTATATCCTCCCATACAGCCTTTAATCCATCCCATAGTTTCGTCATGATGCCTTTGCCGACTTCAACCATCTCATCAAGCTTGAATACATCCTTGATTTTCTTCCAGATGTTGTCAAACCACTCCTTTATTGCATTCCATTTTTCCTCAATGGTTTTTCTTACTTCATCCCAGATTTCTGACAGCTTATCCCGGATGGCACTAAAGATGTCCTCGGCCTTTTTCTTGATGCCTTCCCACAGGCCGGATGTAAAACTCTTAATTCCATTCCAAATGCGTTCCCACGTAGCTTTTATTGTATTTAGCGTCGTATTTATAATCTGGCCAACGACAGCCAGCACCGTATCTATCACTTCCTGCATAGTCTGCCAGATCTCACTAAGATACTCACACATGCTATCCCATACTTCCTGCCAGCTTACATTAAGATTTTCTGCCAAGAAAGTGATTATTCCCGTAAGCACATTAATTGCATTTGTAACAAACTCTGTAATTGCACCTATCACAAAAGAAAGAATATCTATTGCAGCATTAAACGCTCCCACTATATACGGAGCCAGTGTCTCAATGAACCACTCAGCAAAAGGCTTAAGCTTAGTTTCCCAGACTTCCATCATACTGGCTACTGCAACCTGCACGAATTTGGAAACCGCTTCTATTATTCCATCAAAGGCTACTGCCAACCCTGCAAATGGACCATTCCTTAATGCTTGTATTGCCTCGCCTGCTTTCTGTAACGCAGGGACTAACCACGCATTAAAAGCGTCAAGGATGAGACCTACTGAGTCTGATATCACAGTTGTAATAAAACCGAAAACAGGACTAATCACACCATTATATAAATCATTAATCTTTTGACCGACATAAGTCACTGCATCGGCCATCAGCCCTATTACAGGGGCAAAGAAGTCTGCTAACCCAGACAACGCCTCAATAATCTTGTCCTTATTATCAATGATAGGCTGAAACAGGAGGCCCGTGATATCTGTAATAAAACTCGCACTTAGCTCCATTACATTCAGGAATGTATTGCCAAATACGGCCATGATATCCGCACCAATCTGCTGAAAGCTATCAAGTCTTAATACTGCAAAAATATCTCCTATGGCTTGCGCATAACTTCCTGCAAGTTTCGCAAATTCAGAACCAGTGTTAAATAATGCAACAAGTTTCTTTTTGATGAAGTCCTTATTCTGGTCAAGGTATTTGGCAATTGAGCCACACAAGAAATCCGCTATGGAAGCCCCTATACTGGCGGCAGAACCCGCTACTTTGCCCAGGTTAATGGCCAGGATATTAGCAAATCGGTTGGCAGCCTGTTCCACCTCAGGTGATGTAAATATATCCGTCAGGCTATCCTTGATGCTCTGGATGGACTCTTTCATGCTGTCCAGGACACTGGTATCACCAAATCCAACCTTGAACCCTGCCATGAACAGGTTCTTAAGCTGGTTGGCTTTGTCAATCAGTCCCTGGTACTTGTTGTCCATCTCGTCCACAGCCGAGGTATCAAGCTCGCCCATGTCAAATTCATCTGCGGAGTACCCACCGCCAGCTCCGCCTCCGGAACCGCCTCCACTGGAATCCGTATCCGGGCTGATGATGTTGAGCTCGTCAATGCCGGTGGTGATGCTCTTCATTTCCTTGGCGGCCTTCTTGGCAGCCCCACCAGCCCCACCTGCAGCTGCTCCCGTCTTATCGGCTGACTGGGCCATCGCATCCATACCGGCCGTGGCTGCAGATGCACCTCCCCCGCCCTTCTTCCCGGTTACCATCTCCGTGAATGCCTTGAAGGCATTGGCCAGGCTCATCAGCTTACTGATGATGCGGTTGATTACCTGGATGACCGGTGTCAGTACATTAATGAGTCCTTGTCCGATTGTGGCTTTAAGGCTGTCAAACTGCAGCTTCAGGACACGCACCTGGTTTGCCCAGCCATCCGCCGTCCGGATGAAGTCCCCGGATGCCAGGGACAGCTGGTCCTGCACAAACTTATACCGCAGCGCCACCTTCTCAGCCTCAGACATCTTTGCCCTCACCTTACCATAGCCATTGGCCAGGGCATAGCTGTCAAGGGCGCTCTGGGTCATGACAATGCCAAGGTCCTTAAGAGTCTCTGTTTCACCCGTGAACACGGATTTCAGCTTTGTATAGGCCTCGTCCTGGCTAATGTTGTAGAAGGACGCCACGTCCCCAGCCAGACCAGTCAAGGTCGTGGACATCTCATAGGCTGCCTGTTCACCAAAACCGAATGCTTTAGCCATTGCGCCGAAGGTGCCAGTAAACCTCTTAGCCATGGTCTCGGACAGGCCAAAGGAAGTTATGGCGTTCTTGGCAAAGTCGTCCACCTGTTTGGACATACGTGGGAACGTGACATCCACCACATTCTGGACTTCCGCCAGGTCGGACCCCAATTCAATACACTGTGCGCCGAAGTCTATGATTTTCTTTACTGCAAACGCCGCCGCGAGAGCAGCTCCCGCCTTTTTAGCCAGCCCCTGTATTCCGGCCATCTGCTGTTTAAATTGATTCTGGTTGACCACAAGGTCAAGGCCAATCTGGCCTACGCTGTCAGCTGCCATACATATCACCTGCCTTTTAATTCAAAAGCAGGCTCTGGCTCGCTACTCCTTTGGTGCGGCTCTAGGCTCTGTCATTTTTATATCCAACCTGTTTATGGTTTTACATCTGGGACATTTAATTTCCCCCTTAACGTATTCCGCCAGGAGAAGGGTCTGTCCACATCTTACACATCTTACTTTCTCAATCTTAACCACCTCCGCACATAGCCGCAAACATCTTCTCCAGGCCGGCCATTTCCTTCTCGAAGGTTTCCCCATCCATTTCTTTCATTTCCCGGTTACGCCAGTCATCATATATCCGGCGCTGGTCCTTTGTATAATGTTTGATGATATCCTTATCCGTTTCGGACCGGATGGCTACCACACGGCCTAATGCCGTCTCCGGGGACAGGCCGGCAATCAGTGCCTTGAATTCGTCCCAGGAGACTGTTTCAAATTCTTTCGTTCGTATACGCAACCCGTACTGCGACAGGAAGCTGGAGACTATCAGGTCCCAGTCCTCAAACATATCGTAATACGGGTCACTGCTCTCCCCCGGCAGGTTCCTCCATGCCGGAAATGAGCTGGACCGCTTCCTGCACTACAATAATCAAGTCATTGAATCCCAGTTTCATCCTCTCTATCTCTTTCTTGGACTTTTCTGAGAACATCATGTCGTATGCCTCCAGAATTTCCTGTGCACCAGGGTCATTAGCCGACATCAGTCCCATGACCTTAAGCATGGTCGGGGCATCCGCATTCACTTCTATGGCCTTTCCCTTGATTACCAGGGATGGATTCCCTTCAAAACTCAATTTATCTGTGATATCAACTTTCCTTGCCATTCGTTATTCCTCCTTATGCTCCTGGTGTGGGTGCCGGTGTAAAAGTCGGGGCGCCATATCCCGTCACTTCAAATTCCAGGGTGTCAATGTTGGTTGTATCACCGCCGCCCGGAGTGGTCACATTCACAACCACGTCACAGGCCAGCTTTGCGCCGGATACCATGGTCCACTCAAACTTCGTCATGACGTCCTGTCCGAACTTCCAGGCCAGGCCGGCAATATAGTCATTGGCCGGGTCACCTACTGACCTCTTTCCTTTGAAGGAAAATCCCAGCTTCTTTCCTGTCATGGCTGCTTTTGCCCAGCCCTTCGCATCCATGGCATACCATTCCTCTACGGTACCGTCAATGGACGGAGCGAAATTCTCCAAATCTAACGGTACAGCCATATTCTCCTCTGTGCTTTCAAGGCCTTTTATGCCAAACTTAAACACATTGTTATGCACCGGATAAACTCTTCCTGCTGCATCTGCCATATCTCATTCCTCACTTTCTCTGATACACAAAATCCAGCCATATCACATATTCATATACACCTTTTTCATCTGTTCCCACGTCAACCGGTTCCGGTACCTGGAGGATGATACAATTAATGGGTGTATCCCCTATGGACAGGCTGGATACGTTTTTAAGTTTCTCATACAGCTCATAGGCGGCCCGCTCTGATGCCTGTACGTCCCTGTCCCAATGGACCAGCAGGGAAATGCGCCGGATGTCGTAGCTGCTGTAGTCATGGCCGCCCAGGGCCATCACAGGAGGACCGCTGCCCTGCCGGTGATATACACCGATGGAATGGTCCTTCTTGTTGTTCAGTTTCCCGATATAGACATTCCTGTCAGCCGTAATTCCCAGGCCTCCTATGTATCCCCGGATGTCATCCAAGGTCAGCATCATACACCACCTACTTTCTTGTAAAACCGCTTAAATGCATTCCTGGCAAAATCCTGGCTTACTCCACCAGGTAGCCACGGTTCATACCATTCGCCGCCGGCAAACGGGTTTTCGTCCGTCTGGAAATTGTATTCCGGATGAAAATACAGACGCCGCGCATAGGGCGTGTTTACCACCAGCGTTGCTTTCCCTTGACCACATTCTTTGTAATCCGCAAAAAAGCTGTCTTCCTCCAGGTGACCTGTGTCAAAAGGCATCACCTGGGCCTGGACAACCTCCGTGTGTAGTGCCTCCGCTGTCATCTCCAAGGCAGTCACTGCCGCCTGTGTCAGCTGTTTAATCCGCGGGAAATTCATCTTCACAGTTGATTTAACCTGCATCAGACCACCTCCAACTGACAATAGTTAACCGTCCCGTCCGGGTTTCTGGCCTTCATCCCCTGCTCTATCCTCCGTTCTTCCCCGAATATGGTAACGGTACCCCCACTTAAGGTTGGGAAGTCTGGGGCAATGTCCCCGTGGAACAAGGCCGTACCTGTTATCTGCACCAGCTTCTTTTCTGTGGTCAGAATGGTCTTGGCCCGGTCCTGGAAGTTGCACTTCAATTCCAGGTCCAGCGCCTTCTCCGGCTGACCGTGGTTATCCGTGTCCTCCGACTCCAGATGGACATGTATATCTGTCTTACATAGCCGTTTTGGAACTAAGCATGGATATTTCATAGTTCACCTCGCTAACCGGCAGCAAAGGCCCGTCTGGGACAGCAGGACATACACATCACGCTTCATAGCCACGCCCTTGTCCGTAAATACGTTCCAGCTGCTGCCAAACTGTGCCGACACCCCGTTGATGCTGTAGCCCTGCAGGATGGTGTTAATCTCGTCTGCGTTCTCCCATTCAAAGTCCGCCTGCTGGCAGACCACTTCTTGGATAACATCCTGCTGGAAGGCTGTCAGATTAGAAAATCCCCGGCCCACAATACGGTTGTAGGTCAGGGAATCAACGTGGCGGCTGGCCTGCTTAAGGGCCTTGTCCAGCTCGTTCATGGGGATAACATCCCCCTTGTATGCGTCACAGTAGTACTCATATGTGACATAGGGTTCATAGGGCATGTCATTCACCCGCCTTTTTACTCTCTGCTTTCTTTGCCGGTTCCTGCTTTGGGGCCCGGAGGGCTGCAATCTCTGCTTTCAATGCTTCGTTTTCAGTGTATCTTTCAGCCGCTATGTTCTGCAGATGCTCAATCTCTTTAACCGCCTTCATGTATTCATCATAAGGCACTGTCTTTCCGCGTCCATACGCAGTCACCCGGCCGTCATCACCCACAATATCAAAACCAGCATCCTGATAGGACTTCTGCTGGCTTTCATCAATGGTGTACTCTTTATTTCCCTTAACTGCTCTCATACTACCTCCTTACGCTCCGGCTGCCTCTACGTTCATGGCACATCCCTCCACCTTCTTTTCCAGAAGGAACAGGTCGCCATAGCAACGGTTCTGATACAAATATCCGTCCGCCGTTCTTGAATCCGTTCCTGGGGTGAACAGCTTGATGTAGCTGTATTTGTCGCGGCAGACTACACAGGATGTGTGAATCAGAATCCAGTTAATCTGCTTGGCGTCAGCGGAAGCTACACAGCCGGTTGTAAAGTCATACTTCGTCTTCATCCTGGCTGCCGGAACCATCTTTATGGTCACATCATCCAAGCTATGTACCTTACGGTTGATTGTGGACGGGGATGCGACGGTCATAACCCTCTGGAGTCCTTCTGCCTCCTTCACAATCTTATTCATGGTTGGGGTGACATACAGCATCCTCCCCTCCTCCGGAACACCGGCCTCGTCCATCCTCGCCATTTCCTCGTCAAATGCTTCCAAGAAATTGGCTGCCGTAATCACATCGGTACTAATACGGCCTGAATAGGTGGTCAGCTCTGCATGAAGTTTAGAATAGCGGTAGGAATCTTTTTCCGGGATAGCCTGTTCAGTCTCAAACGTGTTCTGTATGTTTGCCACGGATAAGGTCAGGTTTGTTTCGTCAATGTCCATGGGGTCAATCCAGAACTCCACATCCCTGTCGTGTTCCAGCTTCTTTGCCTCCCAGTCATTACTCAGGGTGCCTACATTGAATCCCGGTGTCCTGGTATGGTCCTTATACCCAGTCACTGCCATCCTTGGAAGTTTGATAGTCTGGGCATTGATGAACTTCACCTGCTGGTTACTCTGTGTTAAAGCATCAGAGCATAATTCCTTTGCGTACTTCTGCTGGAGCAGCTGTGTAAAGGTTGTTGCATAATCATATACTGCCATTTCTTAATCCTCTCTTTCATTAAAGTCCGAACGCCTTTTTAAGGGCGTCGTCTGTCGCCTGCGTCTGCTGTTGCCCACTGGCTGCTCCCACCTGGATGAATCCGGTGGAGCCTGATGCCTGGGGTTTCAGCGCCGGCACGTCCTCAAGTACCTTGTCCAGAGCCGCTTTAAGCGCCTCATCGTTGATTTTCCCATCCTGCCCCATGACCTGACTTAAGTCGGCCATCTTAAGGACATATGGAATTGTTTTGGCATCAATCCCCAGTGATACTGCCGCCATGGTGGCTGCACTGTCAATCATGGCCTTCTGAGCCACTGCCTGAGCCTGGGTGAGCTGCTGCTGGATTGCGCCTACATCTGGCTGCTGGGCCGCCTTCTGCTGCTTAAATGTGGCAATTGCCTGTTCCATTTCTTCCTGGCTGAGCCCCTGCTGCTTGAAGTAGGCTTTCAAGGCCGTGTCCTCCTTAGCGGCCAGAGTCCCTTCCAGCATTTGCTGGATTTTAGCATAATCAATTGCCGGGGATGCCTGCTGTCCTGTTTGAGTTTGTGTCTGCTGCTGATTCTGACCTCCTGCCGGCGGCTCTGCTCCACCTGCGGGCTCAGCAAATAACTGTAAGTTCATACGTTTCATCATCCATACCTCCATTTTAAGGGTGTCACCCTGTAATTTTTATTGCATCCATTGTCATCAGTGTCGCTGGCCACGCAGCAGTTTTAAGCCATGCTCGTGTTTGGGCGTAAAAATAACACCCGGGATAGTCCCGCGTGCTTCACTCATTTCTTCTTTCCATTCCAACACAATATGATAATTGTCAGACAAATGATTGCTGTTATCTGCACTGCCGGCGTTATGTTATCACCCCTTTTCCGTTGCGATATCGCAACAAATAAAATACCACCGGCCGTTACTGACTGGTGGTTTCGTGTTCTTCTACAATTTTTCTCAGCTGCTCTTTCCACTCTTCATAAGTGTACTTTGCTCCGATACAGAATGATATGTCTTTAAGCTGTCCAGTAATCGAATATACTTTGCGACGCAATTCCTGCAATTCCTCATCGTTTCTCATCATATCAACAAACTCTTTCTTAAGCATGAATCAATCATCCTCCTATAATCCCCAGAAAAGCTTTGTGTATATCTGGAAACTCGTCTTTTATGAATCTAACAGTATTATCATCCCCCTGATACAACGCTGAGAAGATATCGGCAAATACCTCCAGTTCTGTGTATCCCGGAACGCTAATATATTGCGAAGCATGAGAAGCCCCACCGACAATTGAATTATCCGTAATGCATCCCATCATGTCGCTGATAAGGTTATTATACTCTAATTCTCCGCCCGGTTCAAACATTTTCCTATATCGTTCTGCGTTTTCCATTAGATGTTTTTCCGCTTCTATGATTGCATTTGAAAACTCTGCATTCATAGGACTCCCAAACTCATTTTGGTCAATTCTGTGCGCCAGCTCATGGAGCATGACTTCTTTGTAATCTTGATATGGATACTGCGGATGTGTCGTATTGATTCTGATTGTATCCGTATCAGGGTCATAAGCAAATGCATGTTCAGACGTTTCATTGAGGACAACAAACTCATCGTTAGTATATTTATCTATCAGGTCAACCATCTTGACTGGCGTATCATCCCGATGCACCTTTATCTCATCTGAGACCGCGTATCTCTTTTCTGCCTCCCCCTCCCATTTTTCAGATTTCTGTTTATACTGCTTCTGATTTTCTGGTGACAACGAATATTCCGCCAATCGTCCATACTTCTCAGACTGTCTTGCCGCATACTGCTGCCAGGCCTCCTGCTTATTGGCCTGACCGACCGCCTCCAGTTCCTTCCTAGTCCAGGTATCGTCTGCAGTGGAGATGCCAGGGAAGTATGTTGTGTGGCTGTCCTTGCATCTGGGGTGATACAGTCCGGATGCTATGGCCTTACTCATGAGGGGATACGGCCCATCGGATTTCTTTCCGCCGGACCAGACGTCGTCAATCAGGACTTTACCGACAAAGGGCAGACACTTAGGACATGGGTTGCCGCGCTTAGCCATGATGACCGTGGTAATCCCCCATTCCCGCCTTTTCTCCCCCTCGCCCTGTAGGTAAGCCCGCTTGGATGCCGTCCGGATGGCCATGTCGGCATAATCCGCCAGGGTATGACGGGCACCATTGACATACTCCACACAGTTAAGCCCCCGGGAAAGCATGTCCTTGGTAGCCATATCAACGGCTTTCTCGTAGGTGCCGGCGCCGGAATTGGCGTATACCTGGGCATTAAAGATGGCCTTCCGATACTGGTCGTTGGCCATGCGAAGGACGGCTGTTTCTGCCTGCTGCATATCATTGGTGGTTGCCTTAATCAAGGCCTCCAATTTTCGGTCATTGAGCCGGAAAAACTCTGCCGTGACGCCTTGACTGATTTTCTTAGCAGGAAAACCTTTCCGAATGGCATCGAGTATCTTGACTTCCTGCTGCATATTACCGCGCTGCCTGGATATCCGTATCAGTTCCCCCATTTCTTTGTTGAGGTCCTGGAATCGGCCCTTAAAGCGCTTCTGGTTGTCCCTCTTGTACTTCTCCAGGGCTTTCAACTGCTCAGCCTGCCACATGGACCACTCAACGCCTTCTTTGGTCTCTTCGGCCCGGTGCCGGTCCATGTTGCGAATCATGGAGGCAATCAGCTCATCCTCTATGGCTTTGAAGGCGCCGCCGATATCGTACTCTGTCAACGACATCACCTCCCATTTGCATGTACCTTAAACCCTTGCGCCTTAAACTGCCGTGTGAGACTCTTAAGCTGTGTGACGCTGCTACACTTATCACAGCGCAGCTCTGCATATCCCTGCTTTTCAATGGCGTATATCCCGAACGGCACCTGCTCACTTGCCACCTGCAGCAGCCCCTGGTACTCCTTCTGGTTCATCTGGTACAGACGGTTCATTACCTTGACCTTCATCTGCCTTTCCTCCCTCCATGTTCAGTTGGAAACCGCCGGCAGCCTCATTGATTCCGGGTTCCTCCACTTCCGCAATGCCCTGCTCTGCCTTCAGCCGCGCTATCTCCTCTTGTTTCCATGCATCATCCTTGCTGTCCCCATACAGCTCTTCTACCTGGGACTCAATGCTCATCATGGGGACGCCGGGCCGGGCCTTGGCCAAAGTCTCCACCTGACTCTCAAAGGATGGGTTTGCATACTCACCAAATGGGATGTCCACCTTAACCTCCTCCGCAGCCTTTCCATGCAGGAAGTTATATGCGTTGATGGTTGCCTCCACCAGCTCAGGCAGGGTTTCCTGCAGCGCCTCCACGATAGCGTTCCGGGTATACAGGGTAGCTTTTTCTTTCTCACGCTGAGCCTCAGCATTATCCAGCTTCTTGACATCAATGCCCAAAGTGCTGGGACTTATGACCCCCTGCAGACAAAGGTCCAGAGCTGTACAGTAAGATGCAAGATAACTGTCATGGGGTATTGCCGGCTGCACCACGTTGACCTTGTTATCCGCACTTTCTGACATGTCGTTATCAGAGGCAAAATACTGATTATCAAAAGAATTGGGGCGAATAATCTGCCCGGTCGCTGGGTCGTGCGGTATCAGGCACTCAGGAATATATGTCCTGGCTCGTCCAGCGCGTAGGGCATCCATCCACTGGGACCAAGCCTCGTCAAAGGCGTCAAAGCTGTCCAGCTTACCATCAAAGATGCTGCCGCCGCGTCCTTCATATTTGGTGGACTCATACACCTGCAAGGGTACTGCCAGGATGACATTATCATCAAACTTCGTGTCCTTGATGCCCTTGGTGGCGTCGATAGCATTGAGGGGCACCGAAGTGTCACCCTTGTACAACTCGTTGTATATGTAACCATATCCATAATGCTCATATAGGACATACTGCTGATGGCCAGCCTTATACGGCGTCTTGAACACGACCTCCTTCACCCGGTCCCGGTTCCGGGCAATCTCAACGCGTTCCCCTGGATACCATTCCAGAATAGGGTACTCGCTGACAGTCGTATCAATCGTGACCTTAAAGGCTCCATCCCCGATGTACAGGACCTCCTTCAAAGCCTTCTCCATTTTACGAGTGAACTTATTATCCTTTGCAATGTCCTCCCACAGCTGCCGCTGCCGGTCATTATCCGCAAAGTCAAAGTCATTCATATCATCCAGGACAATGCCTGAGAGGATGCGGATAATCAGCCCAGGCAGACCGGTATGTATCTTGCGCATCTCCATACCCGGGGTGCATTTGCTGGCCCAGAACTTATATTTATCCGCATACTCCGGGGCCTGCTGGTACATCTGCTCCAGCTCGTTACCATCGCCACGGTACCATATGCGGTTCCGGATGGCGTTAGCCTCAAAATCCAGTATCTCGTTAATCTGAATGCAGTTCCCGCTGGCCGGCACCACATTCAGCCAGGTACAAATGCCCCGCTTGATTGTCTCATTCATGTTATTCAGCCACCTCATTTCTTCTCAGCCTCCTCAAATCCAATCAGGTTCCGGTATGGTATCCACGCATACTGATTGGCATTAATGGTATGGTCGTTCCTGTCCTCTGGCTTATCCTTCTCGTCATCCCAGGAGTACCGGTCTAACTCGGACAGGTGCTCCGCACAGGTATCCACCACCAGGTAACAGCCCTGTTGTATCCAGCCCAACTGCAGGTTGATACGGTCCAGAATCTCCGGTCGCTTGTAGGAATCGTAAAAATTATACAGGCAGCCCTTAAGCCGCTTGTACTTTCGCAGTTCTGTAATGGTGGCCTGGTCCGCATTGTCTATGTACACATCCTTGACAAATCCCCAATCCTTCCGGCACTGCTCCAGGAAGGCCACAAACTTAACTGCTGTGTCACTGGGAGCCAGAGGGATGTCAAGCTTGGAATTGTTATAGACTTTTTCGGCCAGGGTGATAAGCTTCCTGTCCTCCGTGATTCCCTGGAATATCATGGCTATGGTATCCGGGGACTTGGAAGAGTAGGATGTGTCCAAAGCCGCCGTGAACTTTTTGAATTTCAGTGCCTTGGCCTGCTGGACTGTGATGACATGCTTAGACCGCTCAAAGTTGGAGAATATCAGTCCGGTTGCCTTACCACGCAGTCCCTGAATCTTATTCTTCCAGATTTTCGTTCCTTTCGGGGTATTGGTCATTATCTGTTCCAGTTTTTCCTTGCTCAGGCCCAGGTTATGGACAAAAGAAAAGAACCAATGTACCCAACCGGGTTTTGGTTCTTCCTGTAATTCGTCCATTATCTCTTTTGGCGTCTCATCCGCCCATTCCGGCAGCGGCCTGGAACAGTTGATATACTCCTTGTAGACATCCAGGCCAGGGTCATCCGGATTGAGCGTGGCCATCAGGTAATCACTCCGCATGGCGGCCTCACGCACAAACTCTATGTCGGCCGTGTTAATCTCATCAATGTACAGGCATCCGTACTGGCCGCCCAGGGCATCCTTCCACTTGCGCTTGTTGCCGTAGCCGACAACAAAGATTATCTTATCGCCGCCGGATGTGTGGAAGAGGATGTGGGGCATGTTATAACCACCTCCGCCGTTACCTTTGTACTCCACCAGTACGCCGAAGTCATCCAGGATACCCAGGTCCTTCTGGATGATATTTTTCTCTGCGGCGCCGGTGTCATCCGCTGCCAGGATGTGAAGCTTTTTGGGTGACTCCGCCACTTTGAGCATGAACTTGAACAGGCCTACCGTGGTCTTTCCGGCTGCCGTGGTACCCTCCAGGAACTCCACCGGCGCATCACAACGCAGGAACGCCTTGTACTTATCCGACAGCAGCAATCTCTCCGCACTCATTACCCACCACCACGCATCTGCTCAAGAAGGTCATCCAGTTTGGTTTTCTCGGTGTTAAGCCCACCGGACAAATTGTTTTCTACCTTCGTCGTATAGCCATATTTGCTCATCCACAGCCCCGCCAGCTGCGACGGGATTATCTGTAGCTCAAATTTCTTCCTAGCATCAGCTTCGCACTCCTCTCGTATGCGCGTAACGATGTCCCCATACCTCTTCCTATTCGCATAAGTCTCGTAAAATTTCGACCTTGCAATCCCAAGATATACACAGAATCCCTCAATGGTGTAGGTAATGCTCCGCTTAAGTTTGGCTGACACAAATTCACTGTTCTTTGAACTAAAGTCATGGGTAAGCACTTCCTGGTTATCACATTCCTGTTTGTACGCTTCCCAAAACTGCTCCATTTCTTCTGGGGATTTAATCTTCAATGGTCTTCCCATTCGCGCTCACCTCCTTGCGTCAGTCAAAGAAAAGAACCCCAGACCTATAATAGCCTGGAGTCCCAGAAAGGAATTTACAATGTCAAATGTATCTGTCTGAATAGCGGGGGCAGGATTTGAACCTGCGGCCTCCGGCTCATGGGCCCGGCGAGCTGCCAGACTGCTCTACCTCGCATCAGTACCGGTTCATCGCCGGTATTGTCCAGTTTTAATCCCCGTGCGTGGGGTCCTAAAACCTGGTAAACATCTAACCGTATGCCTTGGTCCGGTATGGCATCACCGGGGGCTGCTCTCTATCCGATTTTTGAAGCTATGAAGAGGCAGGAGAACGTCAGCTTCTAATCAACTGCCAGGGTGTTACACCTGACAGCCAGTGGGGGATACAATCCATACCCGCCGTTAATACCGATTGCATGAAGGTTTCTGTGGCTCACAGTGTCCACGCTTTTGATAAGGCAGTAACATCACCTTGAAGTTGACTGCCAATCCCCGGCGGTTATACCATTCCACATCCTTGGGGAGGACGGCCTCAGGCACTTGCCCTTTGGCCTAATTGTATTCTACAACGAATTTTCCGAATAAAACGAATTATTTATAAAATATTGCAATCCTTTAAATATTTATCGCGTATCATAATCCTGGGGTAATCCGGACTATTTGTATAACCCATTTTAACCGCAATCTTATCCCACTCCATAGTATCTCTGTAAAAGCTCTTAAAGGCGTACCTGGTCTGTCCATCCTCTATTGATTCTATCCACTGTTCCACCGCCTTTGATTTAGCCTTCTTGCTCTCCAAAGCTTCCATGCGCCGTTCATACAATTTCCAGTCAAATCCAACAACGCTCTGAGGTCGTGCCTGGCCTGTCCGATAATCAAATACAGTGCTATTTCCCAGTCCGTTATCTCCTTGTTTCATCTCCTCCAATTCAAGCTCCAGTATGGGAATAGTCCTCTTCTTTCTCATATCGCGGTATTCGTTAAGGAGAGCTCTGGTTATTTTCAAATTCATCGGTATCACCTCCTTTTCCGCTTATCCTTAGATACCACAATCGGTATTCTGCCCAAATCGTACCCGCATCCCTTCAATACTTGCGTCACCCGGTTCCACTCATCGGCCAGTTCTGACTCCTTCCCATCCTCCACCCTCACAAAGGTATATCGCTTTTGGTACAGGATACCCACATCACTGTAATGCTCTATCTGCTGCCGGTGCCGGATGCCCAGCATTACCATCAGCTCCGCTGCTCTGTACCGGCCGTCGTATTGGCCACAATCATACAAGTCATAGTACACAGGTCTTGATGCCACGTACAATCACTCCCTTCGGTGGCTCCCGCATCTCCGGAACCGGGCACAGGCTGGTGTACATGTAGGCCGGCGCCGTCCGGATGCGCTCCTTGATGGCCTCGTCGGCCTGGGCGGCCAGGGCCTTGCTGCGGTCTATGCGACTGACCTTGGACTGCTTACTGCCTTTCTTTCTCATAAACATCCTCCACCCATTCCAGTGGTTCTCCACAATCTTGACAATAGTCTTGCCCCATCTCAACCTCGCCGGCACAGTTAGGACACTCATACATAATGCCATGTTCCATTTCAAGCTTTATTTTAGCCATCCTTCTTGTCCTTTCAAAATCACACAAATTTCAGTTTTGGTGCACAATCATGCACCTATTTTATAGGTTGCTCCCAGAGCTTTGAGCACCTTATCGGCCACCTCCACACTCATATCCCTACCCTGCTCCCAATAGATAAGGGAGCGCTTAGACACTCCGGCGGCCTTCGCCAGCTTTGCATGGGATAGGCCCTGCTGTTCACGCTGCTCTTTTAAATACTCTCCGACCTTCATATGTACACGCTCCTTTCTAAGTTCTATTTGTTCTCTCACAACTACCACAAATGTCAGTTTTGCTGACTAAATGGTTTCGGTAAAGACATCCAAGCCAACACATCCTCATCATAACGTAATGGCGTTCCCCATCTATACCCATACCATGTGCCAATGGTCACATCCCTATCCCACAGGGTAATCAACACAGCATCACCTATTTCCGGCAACCGCTCTGCTACTGGTATCCAACCACAGCAATCACCTCCGCCTTCTTTAAACGCCTCCATTGCTGAATTCATACCAGCCATAAACATATGCAATTCAGCATTGCTTAATTTTGCGAAATAAACCCGCCTGTAAAAAAATCCATCTGCCCAGGCAAGTCTACTCCATCCGGTATATTCTCCCACTCAACACCGGTGTAATCCAGTACCCGGCCCCAACCGAATTTCTCACCTGTCTCTGGGTCCGTACAACAGCCATACATCCAAAACTCCCACTCTTTCGGGTTTCTCACCCGGAGCCGGTCAAACCGATGTGGTCGCGTCTCCATGTGTACGCCAAATCCACACATACTGCACCCGGTCCGCTGCGCCCCTGTGGTGTACAGGGTTCCATCGGGTTTTCTCTCTATGGTTCCATATATTCCTGGAATAATGGTCTCCAGCGGCTCATATTCCTTTAGGCTACCATCCGGATTTCGTCCGTATGTCTGTTCATGAAATGCCTTCTCAAAAACATCGATGTGCTCGTGATACCATTTATCCATCTCTATCGCCAGCATTAATATGTCCTGCCGCAAAAATGGCGTGAATGGTGCGCTACGAATAACTGTCTTACCAAAATAGTTGCATCCATGGTCTGTCAGTGCCTCCTCCCTCTGACCTCCCTCGCTGGCCATTAGTCCCAGAAACGGACAACTACTATGTTCCTTTGCCCACCTGTCGCAGGGCTGCTCCTTCATATACAGACAACACTTGTTGCTGACCTTGAATGGCGCAATTCTGTAGTTCACACCTTCGTTTTCATTTTCATATCCAGCAAATAGCTCTAACCACTTCTGCGGAAGTTTCATTCGACTGTTCTTAGCATAATGTCCCTGGGCACCACATTCTCCGGTTATGATTGCATGACGTACCGTTTTATTCTTTTCCGTAGGATGCTGCAATGTATCAATCTTTCCCGCAATCCTTTTACTGATTACTGGAAAGCCAAACTCATTTAAGATTTCCACCTTTGACTTTCCTGGCTTTACAATTTCCACTCCCAGGGCCTTGTGTACTCTCTGAATGCTTTTATCTTCCAATGATGATACTGATATGGCCGGTACATGAATCCCGATGCTGTGTAAGAACACCAATAGCACTATACTATCCAGCCCTCCTACACTCACATGGGCGTTCAGCTCCATATCATCCAGTTTCTCTATGTATTCTCTGGCCCGTAGTTCTGCCCGCTTTATCTTCACCTCATAGGGTAAGGCCTGCATGGCTACCATCTGGGCTTTCTTCTTTCTTTTCTCTGCTTTCCATTCTTCCGTGGTTAATTCTCTCTTTTCCATGACTGGTTGGAGTAAATCCGGATTTATTGCGGCCGCAAACCTCTTTACTCCCTTCTAAATTTTATTTACAACTTCTGCAGCAAAATCTTTATGCTTCTTCTCAAACCCCTCTTCTCTTAAATAACGATTTATGATACTTTCTCTTTCACTTTTGCTATCCTTGCCTTAAGGGCCGTAAGCAATGAATCTTGGGTAACCTGTTTATTCTGCAGCGCTGCCATGACATCCTCGTCCATACATCCGGATACAATCAAATGGTGTATGATGACATTATCCGTCTGCCCCTGCCTGTGCAGCCTGGCATTTGCCTGTTGATACAGTTCCAGGGACCAGTTAAGGCCAAACCATACGATGATGTTTCCGCCCGCCTGGAGGTTGAGTCCGTAAGCGGCACTTGCCGGATGCGCCAGGAGCACATCTATCTTCCGCCCATTCCACTGGCTGATTACGCCCGGCCCCTTAAGCTCCGCTACCCTAAGTCCCTTCGGAAGGCACTTGATAATACGGGACTTGTCATGCTGAAAGTTATAGAATACCAGTATCGGTTTCCCCTGGCTGCCTTCCACAATCTCCTTGAATGCCTCCAGCTTCTCTCCATGGACCTCCACTGCATTTTTGTCATTGTCATATACGGCCCCATTACAGAACTGCAGGAGCTTACCGGAAAGCACCGCTGCTGACCCGGCATCCAGTGTGGCCTCGTCCACTTCCAGAAGCATCTCACGCTCAAACTTCTCATAAGCCGCCTGCTCCTTGGCGTTTAACCGGACGGGTATGATATTATCGATGCGCTCCGGAAGCTGCAGGTAATCCTTAGCCTGGAGGCTGATACAGATATCCGCTATCTGCTGTTGGATCGCTTGGTCGGCCCCTGGCAATGGTGCGTATGAAAAGATGGTGTCCCGGTTCCTGGATGCCGGGGAGAAATATTCATCCCTGTATTGGCCTATCCTTGTCCCCAGCCGCTGTCCCTGGTCAAGCAGGTATATCTGTGACCACAGGTCCAGAAGGCCGTTTGGCGCCGGTGTACCGGTCAGCCCATAAATCCGGCGTATGTGGTTCCTCACCAGGCACAGGCTCTTGAAACGCTTGGCCTGCGGGTTCTTGAAACTGGACAGCTCATCTATGATTACCGTGTCAAACGGCCAGGCGTTGCGGTAATGGTCCACCAGCCACTGCACATTATCTCGGCTCAGCACATACACATCTCCCGGGGTATTAAGGGCCTTTATCCGCTTTTCCCTGCTGCCCAGCACGGAGATAATCCGAAGCAGTTTCAGATGGTCCCACTTCCCGGCCTCTCGGGTCCAGGTATCCTCCGCCACTTTCTTGGGCGCTATCACCAGGGTTTTCCCGACCTCAAAACGGTTATACCGAAGGTCATTGACCGCGGTCAGGGTAATCACGGTCTTCCCAAGTCCCATATCCAGAAACAGCCCCAAAGCAGGGTCCGTTATCATACGGTTGATGCAGTATCTCTGGTAGTCATGCGGTATAAACTTCATGGCTGCTCCCGCTTTCTCGATTCCTCAAGGAATTCTTTCAGTTTCCAGTCCTGCCAGGCCGGATCCTTTCCCGAATCTGACGCTATGTACATGATTGCCCTGCCTATATCCGGCTCCCGGTCAAGCACACAAGCTGCGCACCCCAGTTCCCTTAGGGCATGTATCCTTTTACTCTGCAGTACTGTTGCCTTCTTCCCCTCCTGTTTAAGCTCCACGAACCCGATCCGGCCTCCGGGGAGTATCACCAGCCTGTCCGGCACGCCGGCATTACCGGGGGAGACAAACTTGAATGCGATACCGCCACATTTCTTCACCGCTTCCGTGAATTTCTTTTCAAGTTCTTTTTCAAGCATTTTGACGCCTCCTTTTTACCCCTTGGCAACAACGGGCTACAGCATTCTATATATATATATACGCGTATGCGGGCGCAGGGGTATTATATATACATTACCCTTTATTTTATATTTTTATATATAAGAATGTTGCCACTGTTGCTTAAGGGTTTAACCCTTGATTTTCAAGGGTTTTTACAGCAACATTGGATTGTTGCCTCCTGTTCCCATTGTTGCCTTTTACAATTTTTGGAATGTTGCCGGGCAACAATCTAATCTTGTCTCCTGGCTTAGAACATATCCCCTCTGTTTTCCATAGTATGGACCAAATGGAATGGCTCCGGAGCTCCGTTCCCATCCAGACAGACCGGATAGTATGCTATTGATTTCATGGGCATCCGACTTCTTCATCATCTTCAAATCCCCATAAAAGCATTCACACCATATCTCTGCTGCACACACCCTGTCACGCGGCAAAAGCAGGTTCTCATCATAATCCCGCCCCGCAAAGTTCCAGAACTCTCTCCTGGCTGCCAGGTCCTTCCGGCTCCAGTCTACCGGTATCTTCCTGCCCAGGAACTCCCGGATGATCCCTTCCTTAGGATTGCTTTCCTTATGCTCCTCCTGCTGGCGTACCGCTTCCTCCGCCACGGCTCCCTCCAGAAACAGCTTCTCGCCGCACTGCCATCTCATAAAGGCCTCCGCCCAAATCTGGTCCACTTCACCTGGCAGCTGCTCAAACACATTTTTTCTGCTGGGGATTTTTCCAAGGTCAATCGGCCAGAACCGCCTGTTGCCTGTCTGGTCTTTCAAAAACTCTTTGTCATTGGTTGTTCCTACGATGATGCAGGAACGCGGAAATGGCTTCGTCCGCCTTCCGTACGGCTCCCTGTAGACATCTTCTGTTTTACTCATGAACTGTTTGACGGTGTTCATCTCTGACTTATTCATACCGGCCAGTTCCCCGGCTTCTATAATCCAGTATCCCTGGATCAGCTCCGCCGCGTCCTTCCCTTCAAAGGTTGCCAGGCTGTCTGAGTACCAGTCCTTGCCCAGGAATCGGAAGAACGTGCTTTTCCCTACGCCTTGGGCGCCGGACAGTATCAGCATACAATCAAATTTAATCCCGGGCACCATGGCCCTGGCAACGGCGGCAGCCAGCGTCTTGCGCGTGGCATCCCTTGTATAGGTACTGTCCTCCGCCCCAAAATAATCAGTCAGCAGAGTATCAATACGCGGAATACCATCCCAGACCAGCCCGGTCAGATATTCCCTTATCTTATGCTGCTTATGGTTTGTCGCATATACAGCCATTGCATCATATATCCTCTCTTTCCCGGTTATCCCGTATACTTTCTCTATATAATGCCTGAGCCCTGAGTCATCCTCGTCCGCCCAGGCTCTCAGCTTGTAATTGTCCTTTGGCGCCTCCCAGGGCATGGCCTGTCCAACAACCGCCCTGTTCGCGAACTCATCATGCCAGAACCGCCCGTTCAGTTTTGGGTCATGGTTCAGTATAATGAGGACATTGTCGATGGTATTGAGGGGCTGCCCTGTCCGTGAGCTGCACTTAAGCTCTCCCATCCATTCAAAATCCGGGACTCCCTCTGTCTCCCCCTGGACCGGCTGTGAAAAGTCCTCATGAGCCTTCCTGTACCGCTCCAGGGCCATTGCCTTGGATACAGGCTCCTGCTGCAGGGCAAATTCACACATGGCCTTAAATGATGGCAGCTGTGTCACTGGGGTTTCCGGTTTCGCGTCATAATCCTCCTCGTTGAATTTATGGAGGCGGACCAGGTCGAACGCGTTGCAGAGTTTTCCGCTGGCCGGATCCGTGGCGTGGTGGCTGTATAGGAAGTTGCCGCCGTCATATAATACGGCACCACCCATGGTTGAGCCCTCGCTGTATGTATACCGGCCCTCCCCGCAGGGGATGTACGCATCCGGTATAAACTGTGCGATGGCTTTCGTCACATCGTATGCCCGGCAGAACGCACCTACCACCCCTTGCTTTTCCAGCGGGTCACCCTGTTTCTTTGCCGACCGGTCCCTGAGCTTTGCGGCCCCCGGTACCTCAGGCCATTCCGCCACGTTGCGCCAGTTTTGGTAGAGCCTCAGAACCCCGTCCTTTGACAGGAATGGCTTATCCCCATAAAGAAAAACATACTCGCTGTCCACGCTGCAGCTTGGCCAGTACATGAGCCGGACCGGCTCAAACGTGGTAGGGTCAAATATCTGTATCCCCAGGAAAGCCGCCACTTTCCGGGCTATAGGCTCATATTCATCCGCCGTGCATGCCGCGTCCAACGGAAGGATGATACGCAGCCTGGGGGCCGCGCCCTCATGTTTCCTTGTGGAATATACAGCATAGGAACACCCCAGTGCCTCCACGGCATTCAGAACTGCCTGTGTCCCTCCTGGGATGATGTTGTCCGCATCCAGTGTAACCAGGTGCCTGTCACCGGCGTTCTCATTCCTGCGGGCCTCCCCGTTCAGTTCCCCGCCGACAAAGCCTCCGACATCCTTTAATTCATCCTGACGCGCCTTTGTAAGCCCTTTATACTCCGCAAAGGTTTCACCCGTGCGTTCCGGCCGGGATATCCGTTGGACGAAATCCGACCACAGGAGCTCCTGCCGGTGCCAGGACGTAGCTTTCCTGCTCGTACCTACTGATATTCTGATTTTCCTGTCATTCACGAACATAAGCCTACTCCTTTTTGTAATAATCTCCTGTGAATCCATCCGCATTCAGAGGAAGCCCCTCAGCCCATGCCGGAGGCCTGCACATGAGGCTTATTGCCTCCTCCAGACTCTGCCTGCCGCCCTTGGGAATTTCCAGTATCACCTCGTCATGGATATGGAAGTTAATCCGGTACCCTGCCGTATGCAGGTTCACCATGGCATTGGCCAGACAGTCCCTGGCTACCGCCTGTACGATATTCTCCGTGAGTTTGCCGCCGTAGGTCGGGAGCAAATCCCATTTATGGCTCTTTTGGTTCTGCCCCATAAAATAGATCCGCTTGTAATTCCTCTCGTCTGGAATCATCTGCGGTTTAAGGTAGAACAGCTTACGGCCGCTTGGCAGGGTAACCATCATCCGGTCCGTGTCCCTTGAAAACGAAATACCGTTCGGCAGGGATGATATCACACCATATTCCACGCATTCCGCCGCGTGTCGTTCTATGCTGTACCACAGGTCTACAATCCGTTTGTTTGATGCCCGCCACCTCTGCACGATGTCTGGCAGTTCTTCTTCATGAAGGCCCATCCGCAGGGCGCCCATTTGGATAAGGGCCCCAGCCGCACCTTGGTATCCCAAGGCCAGCTCAGCAACCTTTCCCTTACTACGCAGGGCGTATTCCGGGTTCCCTTTCTTTATTTTCTCTATCGGCACCCCGAACATGGTACTGGCCGAGGCTTCATAAATCTTCCCGTGTGTCCGGAACACATCCAATCGCCATTCCTCTCCCGCCAGCCAAGCAATCACACGCGCCTCTATGGCCGAGAAATCAGCCACGGCGAAGGTGTATCCGTCTCCAGGTATAAATGCCGTCCGGATGAGCTGTGAGAGCGTGTCAGGCACATTCCCGTATATAACCCGGAGGGCATCTATTTTTTGTTTCTGCACAAGCGCTCTGGCCGTATCCAGGCTGTCAATATAGTTTCGCGGCAGGTTCTGCACCTGCACAAGCCTTCCGGCCCATCTCCCTGTACGACAGGCCCCATAGAACTGCAGGAGCCCGCGTACCCGGCCATCATCACACAACGCATCCTGCATGGCCTGGTACTTCTTCACCGAGGTCTTTGCCATCTCCTGACGTATCCGAAGCATAGCCTGTACGTCATCGGTTCCGGATTCCTGGGACAGGAGGTCAGCAACCGTCTGCTTGTTCAGGCTCTCAATCTCCACGTCTGCATTGTTTATGACCCATTGTTTAAGCTGTGCTACACTGTTTGGGTTATCCAGCCCCGTGATATTCCGGGCTTTCTCAGTCAGTTCTTCTGTCATTTGGGCACTGATTGCCAGCGCTCCATTTATCAGGGCCGTATCAAGAGCCACTCCGCCGATATTAATCGCCTGGTCAATCACCCATAATTGATGCTCGAATGCAGGCACTGGATACTCCGCCAGCCGGTTCTTAATTTCCCGTTCGGTCGCCACATCCTGTCCGCAGTATTCCTTAAACAGCTTCCACTTATCCGGAGCATGTCCCGGAAGATTCCTGGTACGCCCACCGTTCCGTTTCGTACGGGCGCATGGGGTACAGAAATATTTAATCAGTGACTTGCCTGTGGACAGTTTACGCTTGTCTTCGGGAAATTCCATGGCCCTGCCGATGGCATCCAGCCCTCCTGCATATCCGCAGTACCATGCATGGACCATGGTGCATTGCCATTGCTCCAGGTGTGTCTCAAAGAACTTGCTGAGGCAGTAATATTCAAATGCCGCATTGAATGCCGTCTTCATGACTTCGGGCCTGTGCAGATCCATGACCGTGAAATACGGGATTTTCTCCCCCTGTGCCAGGTCTACAACCTGTACCGGATTATCGTCATAAGCATAGGCAAACAGAAGGATTTCAAAATCAGGGGACTGTACATATTTGTACAGCCCTGATTTTCGGATATCTACACTGCTATATGTTTCTATGTCAATACTCAGGGTCCTCAAATCCCCATCACTCCCCCGGCTGGCAGCGGCCTTCCCGTCACCGGGTCAATCGCCTGTTGCTGTGGCGCCCCGCCTGCAGGAGGGGCGTACCCTATGGGTGCCGCCGTATATCCCGGCATCATCCCGGGAGGGCTGGCCGGCGCGCCCCCAAAACCGCCGGCTGGCTGCTGATAAGCCTGCGCCTGGTAGGCCGGTGGCTGATACGCAGGCTGCCCATACCCGTTCGGGGCTGCCGCGGAACCTGCATACGCATTGGACCCGCCGAAGTCTTCTTCTACTGTCGTCCTGCCGGACAGGGGTTCCCCGTCGGCAATCTTCTGTATGTTGTTAAGTCCGCATCCCACTCCACGGTTACCATTTGTATTGTAAGGATAAAAATTGACCGTCGCCCGGGCATAGCAGCCGGAATAAAATGCATTTGGGTCAAGAATTGGCTGGATGTTGATATCCACCACGGAAGGCCTGGTCCTGCTTGATGCACGCAGTACCCAGTGGCCCCGGCACTCCTCTCCCCATGGCTCTCCGTTCTGTTTGGTCCCGTCACCGTCATACAGGGGCATGGAGGGTCTTGCCGGCATCTGTCCGCCAAACGTTTTCTGTAGTCCTTCCTGCAGGGCCCGGTTCATTTCCGCCACAACGGCATTGTATGTATTTACATCGGATTTTGGGATGAGCATGGTTATCTGATACTTGGCCTCCCCACCACCTGGCGGTGTAGATGGCTCAAACACATGGGCGTAACTCGCCCTGAATCTTCCAACTAACATGTTTTTTCTTCCTCCTTATATTGATTCTCCCCACCGAAATCCTCCTGCGGGGTAGTGTCTTTTTGGTATGGCGGACGTTTGTCCCCCTTAGGTGCAAGCGTGGGTTTTCCTTTTGGTTTCACAATAAATGGCATAAGGATTGTGTTGAAGTCATCCTTATTGATCAGTTTCTCCGCCTCAGTCAGAGTTACCGGAATCCGCTCGTAAAACAGGGCCTTCTTATATCCGGCCTCCACCAGTGCGGCATATGCCTTATCTGGGTCAGGGAGTTCCCGGTTGCTCCTGCCCTCCACCAGTTTCCACCCTGGAACATCCTCATCCGCCAGCAGTTTGTCGAGGGCGGCCGCGCGGACCTTCTTGATCCAGGGTGCTGCGAATTCGAGAAAGGGAAGGATAGAGCCAATTTCACCATTGGTCAGGAGCTCTGCGGGTATCATCTTCCCTGTAATTGGGTCCGTATGTTTCTGCAGGGCCGCCATGTTTTCCTCCATCCGGAACCGGCAGGTTCCCGCGGCAGGACAGAAGCAGTCATCACACCAGGAGCCCTGCCTAAAATCCCCCTTGCCTTCCCAGGCCAGTTCCGCTGCAGGCTTTACGGTCTGCTCTGACCAGGTTTGGAGCTGACCGGCGGAAATCTCCCAGCGGGAGAAGTTCTTTGTCCGCGGCTGCACAATATGCAGGATGACCCGTTCTACAGGAAATACGATTCCGTACTCAGCAATAGCCCCGACCGCATACAGCATCATCTGCGGATTTTCCTCCGCACTGACTGTAATGCCCTTACCATACTTGAAATCCACCACATGGCAGTCTGTACCGCTCAGAATGATACAGTCAGAGAAGCCGTAGCCATCCCGGGCGACATGCCCATAATGGACTTCCTTTTCAATCACAATCTTAGGCGGCACCGGATAGCTGTAGGCTATCTTCTGTATGTAGTCCACATATTCGTCTGTATAGCGCTCCATCTCAGGGTCATACTGCCCGTGCTTCTTTAATTGATTGTGTGCAGTTTTAAATGTCTTTTCTGGCATCCCCGGCTCAATGAACAATTTCCGCAGCTTCAACTCACAGATATCGTGAGCCAGCGTACCTTCTTCCGCGTAGTCAGATGTTGATTCTGGAAATGCTTCGGACAGTCTCGCAGATGGCGGGCAGTTTATCCACCGTTTGGCACTGGATGCCGACAACAACGCGTGTTTCCTCTCTTCTGCCATTAGATGTTTGCACCTGCCCCTCTCAACTGCGTCACAAGTTCCGGATACCGTTCAACAGGCACTTGCATGAGGGACATTGCGCCAAACTGTCCCAGTATCTGCATCACATAGTCCCGCTTGCCCTGGTCGATGAGTCCAGTCAGTGCAATGGCTATCTGGTCCTGGGTATAGGATTGTGTGGTGGCTGTCGTTGGCAGTGCTCCCTGTCCGGCCGGTCCCGTGAAGGGCTGTTGGTATTGCATCATGCCTGGCTGTCCTGTAGTAGCTCCAGGAAGACCTGACTGCTGTGGCCCCGAAGCTGCCGGTCCTGGGTTCTGATAGTTCCCAGCCATCTGCGTTGACTGCGGGCCGGCAGGAGTAGATTCACTAAAGGAAGCAGTCACGCCTCCCTTTCCTAACGCCTGCGCCAGGTTATTGATTGCCTGTGCGATTGTATCAAGTCCTGTAATATTAATGTTCATGTTTGCCATCTTCGTTTTCCTCCGTTTTCATATTCATGGTTTCCGTTGTATTCTCTTCCCTGCAGGAGCATTTCTCCCCCGGGTCAAGATAGGCCCCACAATGAGGGCATCGGATATAATAGCTCATGCGGCGTGCCTCCTTTTATGGTTGATTTTTCCGCCATAATCCCTTACAATAAGAATGTGCTAAACTATTTGTCTATGGGCCTCTCGCGGTTGCCGCCGCTGGGGTCCATCTTCATTTCTTCCAATATCTCATTACTTGCT